GTAGGAAGTAAATGTAGGCTAGTCCACCTGTGATTACCGAGTCTGAGGGTCGAAAGCCCCTGAGAACATCGGATAATACACCCACGTCAGTCTGATCTTACGATCACGGGTGACGAACCGATCAGTAGAATCGGAGGAAAGCCTCGCGAATAAACGCGAGTAACCCTCTGATTTCCAGTTCATATGCGGCTGATGCCATATAGGAACTCTGAACTCCATTCTCTGGTAGGCCTTGTTCCATCGGATTGGTAATGTAGCACAAGTGCTAGACGACCAGCCGATAGCGACATGGTAACTATCAGAAGCAAAGTCTTGCCGTTCGAAATAGGCGCGGGCATCGAGGCTAATACCTCCGATACCCGAGTCAATAAATCGTTCGGCAATGAGGCTGCTCCGGTAAATTCCTCGAACTCCATGTAAGGAACTGTGTTGACGAGATAACTCGCCAGCTGGGTCGTTATAGGGAGGATGTGGAAAAACCGAGAGTGGAACTGTAACGACTGGGTAGATTTCTCGAGCCCATTCGCGACAGAGTTCAGCTGTACCATAAAGGCCTCGAAGGAAAAATTTCCTTTGAAGCTCCAATAGTACGGGGTAGTTGCTGATATTTTTCTCTTCATCATAAGCGAACCTCCTGTTACGTATAATCGTGACATCAGATCCGTTTATCCACTCAGTTCCGCACGACTCTCTGAAGGAAGTAGCAAAACATGTTTTATGCATGTTAGGCGAACAACCGACAGAAAGAAGGACAGAAATGAGAGGCGATAAGGCATCCTCAGGGATAATAATATCATCTCCGAAGACAGCTAAATCGTATGAAAGACTCTCACGCTCGTCAGGGTGACCTGATAGAGAGCGCACGTGTCCCAAGGTCGCCATTGAAAGCGCCCAAAAGACAAGTGTTTCAATGGGAAAGCATGTAGCTGAACCCATTGGAGAAAATGCAACAAGCTTGATATCCTGACCATTATAGGTCATGAAGTCAGAGCGTGTCGAAAAGAGCTGCCTTCTAAGTTTTGGTAAATGTGAGAACAAATACCAGACTAAGGCAACCGAGACGGTATCGCTGGCATCGGATAAATCCAATGTTACGAGGCCGTTAGCAAACGCGTTTTTTGCCATTTCCTGGTTATGCGATTGATCGCGTAGCCGTATGGATTTGGAAAGAACGGGATGTCTCTCGACGAATTGCATTATCGCTTTCATCTGACCCTGTTGAAGATACTGATTAACAGTAGGTTCAGCAGAGATCAGCCGAGGTCCACGAAAGTCCTTAGGAACGAGGCAACAACGAGTTTTCATTACTTTAAGTAATGGAATCCCGATGCCCCGTTCAAGAGAGGCTCGCATGGACGGAGTCCCGTATTCTACATAGGGATAAACTCTTTCAGCCTTGGAAGGCCAAGACCGAAAGTCCCATCTTTCTTCCCTACTAAACTTTTCGGCAACGGATCCGGGGCCATGCCCAGGATAAATTGTCGATAGGTCTAAATCGCGAAGAACAGAGCCGAGGAGCCATTGAGCCCTTCGGAGTATAGGATCATTTAAAGGTAAAGAGACTCTGCGAAGATTCTCTTGCCGACTAATGAAACCTAATACTGCTCTTTCTTTCTGTTCGGGGCTAGGCTCAGAAATGAGCTTTGCATCGAATAAAAGAAATTGCCGGAGGTAGAATACAAAGAGAGGTGACGGTTCACCACAGATCGTACCCTCGTCATCGAATACACCCCGAAGAGGAGTGTAAAGAAAACGAGGTAGACGTGAGTCCCGGCGCATGGCAAAGTTAGCAGGACATATAAAATGTCCTGTTACTAAGCCCTTATCGAGGGCTCGACCCAAAAGGGGTAGAGTAACCTTAATAAAGCTAGTACCTTCATTAACTATTCTTTCGGATAGAATCTGAAGGTCTTTGTCATGAAAAGGTACGCCTGCGCGCTTCCCGTCAGCAACAATTTGTTGACGGAGTGCGATATAACGCATTTGGAACGATTTAAGGTTTCCCAAGTATGGGTTCCCTCCAAATACCAAATGACGATAAACCGTTCGATATCAACAAAATATGTGAATTACGCAGCTAACCAATCCAACGATTAAGCAATCGAAGGATTGAACGGCCCTGTAACGTTGAAATCGCCCTCAGGCGTTCCACCGTTCATCAGGGACGTCACGTTAGCAGTAAGATTCACATAGGAGGTCAACTGGGCGATAATGTCTTTCAACATTGCCAAAGTGACATCCGCGCTACGAGGTACAGAAAGCTGAAGGCTAGCAATCAACTGTAAATAGTTGTTTGTAGTCGTTTCCAGAACGGCTTTAGTAAAGACGATCTGGTGGCGATCCGTACCCTTCTGTCCAACAGGACGGAGAAAATGTTGAACGCGCAAAGTTTCGGGGGTCGTGAGACCCGCCGATACATTGGCGAAAATCATCTTTCCGTCCGAATTGGACTGTAGCGAATAAGTGATATCAGTAGTCCCATTGGACTTAGTAACGATAATCGACATTTGGAACTCCATATTCTGCCATCAAGTTTACTTGTCAAACCTAAAAGGTGACAATTAAATGGCGGGATGTTGACGTAACGTGTGTTCATACGGACTTCACTATTAAATGCGTTGCACGATGAGTGCACCACCAGTAATAGAGTGGAAGAGACCGAGCGTACTGAAGTCAACGACGCCCGATGTGTCAGGAATGCCGAGCTTTCGCGTATAGTCTATGATGTTGCGTTTAGCAACAACTATCGCTGAAGATGGATCTAACGGTCCTCCGCCCCACGATTCATCACGACCGGGAATGTAATATAAATTCTCGGAGTGATGCAGTTTGACGGAGTGACTTATATTTCTCACTTCAGTGAAAGGACCATTACCAATTCGAAGCCGCGTTAATGAATTTAACCGCTCCTGACAATTGGTGAACCAATCTATGACAAAGGAAAAGGGAATTAATTCCCAAGCTAAGCCGACTACTTTATTAATACCAAAGTATTGTAGGTAGGCGGCCCAGTCCGAGCCATAAGAGAGGTCAGACCGAACCCGTCCCAATGCTGATATGACAGCGGTGCTGCTATGTTTAGCAGTATACCACTTCATGTCATCAGAGAGACCCGGAGTAATTTCCGGAGGTTCGGAAGCGAAAGCAGAAGGGATCTCCTTCTTAGCCCTAATCGGAACGAACAAACCAGCATTTCTTCGAAGATACTTAAGACGCGAGGATACCCTTGAATGGGCATTTATCGCATCTCGTATATCGTTGATAGCTGGTTTTACACCAAATGTGTAAGCAAGATATGCGTTCGAACTCTTTTTCGCAACGTGGTGAGCAGCAGAACCAAGACTCATTTTTCGAATATTCTTAATACCCTTAGCGGCTTTAAAGAAAGTTCTTATAGCACGCGAAGGATTTATGACGAGTTTAACGGCATCAACGAAAATATCGTTTTCTGCCATATCCTCGCCAACAAGAAAACTCGAACGAATGTATTGGTCCATAGACTCATTAAATTGGTCAACAAGAGCAAACCAATCGTGACCTGCATAGGCCACGGAGTATTCAGGGGAATGACCATCTCGAAAGAGATCAAGAGCCCCCGGATACCAGTTTATCAATTGAAGACCATCATCGAAGCGAATAGTACGAGTATCGGTGCGTTCGTAGATATGATTACCTGGAGAGTTAACACGTTGATGTGCCAAGAGAAGATTCTTTTGGAATTCAACCTTGGTCGTAACGTGATGACACTCCTTAGCCCCAAATATATTAAACTGCGAGATTCCCTCAGGCTGGTGGTCAAGAACCACAGGAGGTACAAGTACCTTCTGAGTCTTGACGCCAGATGAATGGTCTCGTGGAGTCTGATAGAAATATGGGCCAGGATCATCCTCAATTGTAGATACTTCGCTAGTATCCATCAACCCCAGAGTATTCATAACCTGATCGGAATTGGAATTCCACTCAGGTGTATAAGTATATCTGGAGACGGTGTTTATAGCGAAGTGATCAGAACTGAGATATGGAACGCTTCGAAATCGTGTACGCATAGCGGGCTACCGTTTCTTGACACGTTTAATAACCATGACAATCTTTACGAAAAGTAAAGAGACTGTAACGGCGAGTGAGTACAATTTGAAAAGTTTGAATAGCTTCACGACTGATCCAGCTGAGTTGTAAACATAACATTGTTATATAACAACTCAAGAGAAGGAGTCCTGAAAGCCGAACAAGCTTTACTCTGTGTCTTTTCTGAAATCCCAAGACGGGAAATACGAAAAGACGACGGAGCATAACTAAAGTCGGAGGAATTCGAGTTATAGGCTACCTGTGCTGTGTGCATTCGCACATTGTACAGTATAGACGTGAGCATATCAACAGCCCGTTCAAGGGTCGCGATACGCTCAACAAGAATTTCTTTTGAGATTAGTTGCTTCATATTGTCCTCAATCGACTCATGGTTACAGAACGAAGGACGAGGGACCTTACTAGGGGTC